TTTGCTCCTGTTGTAACACCTGCTCCACCATTTGATCCATTAGGTGGAAATGATGCCGCTTGACCTGCACCACCAGCGCCACCACCGCCTCCGCCTCTTCTAGAAGCTTCAGATGGACGACCTATTCCTGTTCCTCCAGGATTTCCTTGTGGTGGACTTACAGGAGGTGTATTTCCTGAACCAGCTGACTCAGGAGTAGTGCCAGGTCCTCCGCCATCGCCTCCACCAGCTCCACCACCTGAGCCACCATTAACACCGCTAGCTAGACCTCCGCCACCGCCTCCGCCACCAGCAGAGGTGATTGTTGAAAAAATTGAATTAGCTCCAGTACCACCTGTTTGACTACTTCCACTTGCTTTACCAGCTCCTCCTGCACCAACTGTAATTGGATATCCTTGAGCTGAAACTGGTAAACTGCTTGGTGTAGCTAAAGGAGAAGCTGTATACGGGCCACCAACCGCAGCAGTATGAGATTCTCTAAAACCACCTCCTGCACCTCCACCACCACCATAAGCGTATTGACCTCCACCGCCACCACCAGCTACTACTAAATAATCTACATTACCAGGTCCCCCCGATGGAACTGTTGGTGAATTACCTACTGAAGTTACAGTAAATGTGCCAGGTCCAGTAAATGTGTGAATTTTAAAATCTCCAGAAGTTGTGATTGTGCCGCCCGTTGCTGCTGTAAATACGGGTTGAGGAGCATCTGATTGAGCACCTTCTTGAATTACTAACCATCCTTTTGTAGCATCTGCATAAACAAAAGTTACTGAAGTTCCTTCTGCAGATAAAATACTATCCACTGCCAAACCATTTATATTAGAACTGTTTCTACCTATAGTTAAAGCGTTTGTATCAAACGTGTTTGCATAATCTTTAACTGCTACAATATCACCAGCGCTTGGCGAGGCAGGAAGCGTTACTGTAAAAGCTCCCCCTGTAGTATTACAAAAATAACCTTCACCATTTGCTGCCGTAAAACCAGATGTTTTGATTGATGTCTGCCAATCTACTGTACCTGTTCTACCAAAACCTGTCTGCGTTCCATTGTTCGTGATTGTTGCACCAGCAGGAATTGTAATAGTGTCTCCACTATCTCCTAACTGGACTGTACCACAATTTGTTCTTGGACTTATTTTATTTACTTTTACTTCACTCATAATTTACCTATTGAAACTTATATCTTATTATTACTATACCAGATCCTCCATCACCACCAATTGCTGCAGAAGGTGTACTAGGTGCATAATTTCCTGCACCACCGCCACCACCAGAATTAGCTGTAGCCTGTGTTCCTGATCCTGCACTTCTACCTGGACCAGAATCTCCGCCACCACCTGCACCACCAGCTCCTCCTGTTCCAGCAAAACCAGAACCTCCTCCTCCACCACCTCTTGTAACAGGAGATCCTGTAATTTGACTTGCAACTCCAGCTCCTCCTGGACCTCCGTTTGGATAAGCACCAGCGCCTCCAACAGCGCCAGCTCCACCGCCACCGCCACCTGATTCTTGAGCGCAAGTTCCTGGTGTTCCTCCAGGATTACCTTGAGGGGGACTTACAGGAGGTGTATTACCTGTACCTATAGTGTTAGGCGTAGCTCCACCACCGCCATATGCTCCTCCACCAGAACCACCTGGACCCGCAGCTGAATTTCTTGCTCCTCCACCTCCACCAGTAGATGTTATTGTTGAAAAAGTTGAAGGACTTCCATTAGGACCAGTAACACTAGATCCTGGGGCTGATGCACCACCTCCTACTGTAATTGGATAACCTTGTGCTGTTACAGGTAAACCAGCATTTGCTCCTGAAGTACAAGCTAAAGGACTAGCGGTATAACAATCTGATGATGCTTTACCTTCTCTATATCCACCTGCTCCTCCGCCACCACCGACACCACCACCACCAGCGCCACCACCAGCAAGTACAAGATATGAAACTGAATTAGATCCTGCAGAATTTCCTGCACTACTAACTGTAAAAGTTCCTGGACCTGTAAAAGTATGAATTTTAAAATCTCCTGATGTTGTTACAGAGTTTCCACCTGATGCAGATACAAAAGCAGGTATTAAACCTGTTTCTGTGTCTTCAGCGTTTTGAACATTAATCCAACCCTCTGTTCCATCTACATAAACTAAAGTTATTGCTTGACCATTAACATTTAAAATTGCATCATTTGCAACACCACCAATGGGTTCTGAATTTCTTCCTATTGTTAAATTGTTTGTTGCAAAAGTTCTTGTGTAATCTGAAAAAGCTACAATGTCTCCAGCACTTGGAGAGGAAGGTAACGTAGCTGTTACAGCTCCAGAAGTTGTATTTACAAAATATCCTTCACCACTAGCGGCATTAAAATTTCCTGTTTTAATTGAACCTGTTTGCCAATTGACAGAACCTGATCTTCCAAAACCTGATTGAGATGCACCTGATGCAAGAGCTACAGTACCACCACATCTACCAATTGTAACTGTTGAACCACAGACAACAACTGTATTACCAGAACCTGATCCGACTGTTGTTGTTGATCCGCATTTTTTGATGATAGTTGTATCATCTGAAACTTTATTTATATTATCTACTTTAATTTTACTTGTCATAATTATTGAAATTTATACCTTATTACTACTACACCAGAGCCACCAGCACCAGAATCTCCATTATTATGTCCTCCACCACCGCCTCCACCTAAATTAGCTGTCCCCGCACCAGCTGCTCTACCTGGATTATTACCAGCACCGCCTCCTTGTGTGGCTGTTCCGCCACTAGTAGTCACAGAAGTTGATCCTCCGCCACCACCAGCATAACCTACTGGACTTGCAGTAATAGAAGTTGTTGCACCTACACCACCATTACCAGCTACTTCAGATCCAGGAGTTCCACCTGAACCATTGCCTCCAGCTGCAGTTGCACCACCACCTCCTCCACCACCATTCCAAGAATTACCTGCGGGTTGACCACCATTAGTTCCTTGTGGCGGGGATACTGGGGGAGTATTTCCATTACCAAAATATACTGTTGAATCTCTTCCTGCACCACCACCTGATCCACCAGGTTTTCCATTTCTTACAGGAGTTCCACCAGCGTAATTACATCCACCACCTCCTCCTCCTGCCGTAGCAGTAATTGTTGAAAAAACTGAAGGACTTCCGTTGTTACCTGCGTTACTGCCAGGTCCAGGTTGAGCAGCACCACCTCCACCAACTGTTATAGGATATGCTTGTGCAGTAACTGTAACAGATGTCCCACCAGGATTACCATTAAGTGGACTTGCTGTATAAGAATCTAATGGACTTTTGTATTCTCTGAAACCACCTGCTCCACCGCCGCCACCATAAGCCGCACCACCACTCCCTCCACCTGCAATAACCATATAAGAAACTACATTTTCTGCTGCTGTACAAGAAACTTTACTTACTGTAAATGATCCTGGACCGGTAAATGTATGAATTTTAAAGTTCCCACAAATTGATTCTGTTCCACCTGATGCAACTAAAGATGCATTACCTATCGCATTAGATGTTGAATCTTGAATATTTTTCCAACCCTCAGTGTCATCAACATAAATAAAAGTTAAAGACTGACCCTCTGTGTTTGCTATAAAAGAAGTAGCAACTCCACCAATTTTCTGTGATCCGTTTGGTGTAATAGTTAGATTGTGTGTTTGAAATGTATTTGTATAGTCTACAACAGAGACTATCGCTCCAGCAGTTCCTGCTGGTAAATTCATTGTAAATGCTCCGCCAGATGTATTTGCAAAATAACCTTCACCATTCGCAGCTGTAAATGTAGCTGTCTTAATAGATCCTGTCTGCCAATTTACAGTTCCTGTTCTACCAAATCCTGTTTGACTAGCACCAGTTCCTAATTGTACAGTAGTTCCAGAACCACCAATTGTAAGAGTGGAACCACTTTGTTTATCTATTGCATCTACTTCTATCTTTGACATTATACTATTACTAAAGTCCCTGTTACTGTTATTGTTGCAGGAATCGTAATAGGTCCTGCAAGAACTGCACTATCTATTGTTTGAGTTCCGTCAATCGTGGACGCTTGATTATTTATGAATTCATTTGGAGCCGTTTGACCTCCAATGTATTGGATTCCATTTACTATTGCCGTCATTGTTCCTCCTACGAACTAATTGTATCGATGTACGAAAGAACCACGTCCAAGCTACTTGCTGTATCAGAGACGGCTTCTAATGTATCACCACTAGCTAAAACAATTTTTGCTCCGCCTTGAATTAATTCAATAGCAGAATTTGGTGGTATGTTTACCCCTTTTGCAAGGAAGTAATCAGCTCCGCCTTTAGCAATTTTAACATCAATTGCAATAGTTGATGTTAAAATATTACAACATCTAATACCAATCACTGCATCGTAATCACCGCCTGCTAATAATGTAGTATCTGATGTTCCAATTGTTCTAACTAATACGTTTCTAAAATCTTGTGCCATATTTTTTTCCTATAATGCAACGGCCATTGCTAGTGCAAAACCATTACTTGCTGCTCCTACTGGTGTGCCCGACGCATCGAGATAAACCGTTTTTGCTGCAGGCATTGTTACAAATACATCTAAATTTCCGCCTGTAAAATTAATTTTAGATGTGTTGCCTGAAGAGTTATTTATAACCGTTGTTCTCTCCAGAGTCGTAGAACCTGATAAAGTTCCAAGTCCAATTTCAAACGTGTTTGTGCCTTGTTCAAAAATACAATAGTAAGTCGTGTTACCTGTTCCGATACCACTATTAAAAGTTACATTACCTTGTCCAGATGCAATACCCGCAAGCGTAATATTACCTGTACCAGATGTTGTACTAGTTTCTTTTACTCTGTCATTTATAACCAAAGCCATTTATTCTCCTATTACGATGTTATACTAATAAGCGAATCTGTTCCAGCTGGTGTACCTGAACTTGTACTTGGGAACGTAATTGTAAATGTTCCGTTTGAACAAGATTTTGTTCCACCAAAATCTAAAACAACGACTAACTTATCACTCTGTGAATTATTATATATAGCTGCAAAAGCTGCACCAAAAGTTGCTGATGTCCATTGCGTTTGTGCAAAAGTCAAAGTTGCAACATTTGTTTGGTTAGCAACAACCGGACTTCCTAATGTGTTTCCACCAGTTGTATATCCTGTACCACTAACTTGGTTAGCTGAACCTGTAGTATATTGGGTGCTAGCTGTAGTGTAAGGATTAGCAGTATACAACGCTATTTTAATAGTGTTGTTTACGAAGTCGTGTGTTCCTTTCAATAACTCTTGTGCGAATGAGTAAGGTACTACGTTTGCCATTTTTGTTTTCTCCTATTTATTTTCCATAACTTGATGGTGGTTTGACGTTGAGTTGAGCCCGAACTTCACCATCTTGATATTCGTCTCTGCGTCTGTTCCCGATTTGCTCGAGAGCATACGATTCTAAAGCTTCATTATAAGCAGCTTGATAGTATTGTAACATATCCTGCGGTCCTT